ATGTTGATCTTTTGATTAAGTCAACTATTAAAGCAGCAAAAGGTAAAGGCATTGACAAAGTAGCAATTATGCCTGCTGACGTAGGCGCTAACCCTCGTTGGGGTAAAAGCTCTGATGAAGCCAAAAAGAAATTCCAAAACTTGTATGACAAGGTTGGTGTTCAACAATTAAAGAACATCGCTAAAAAATACGGTGGTAAATTAGAGATAGAAAAAATTATAGACCCAAGCAAAAGCGGTAAAGGTTTAACATTTTTTAATAAAAACCCAGATGGTCTATTTCAAATACTTAAACAAACAGAATTAAGAAAAGATATTACAAGTGCTGATGCTGATAAATATTATGATGGAGAAATTAAAAAGATTGCAAGCGGTGTAACTGAACCTGGTGAGATTGTATATTCTAAAGAAATAGCACCTGGTCAAATAATGGACTACTATATTGTTGAAGGTCGTGGAGATGCTACAGATGTAGGATATAGAATGATACCTTTGAAAGAAGGACAAAATGCGGATGACGCTATGATAAAGATTATTGAATATAATCCTAGTGAAATAGACATGTATACGATATCATTTGACCCTTCTCAACTTGAAGAACCAATGTACTTGTTTAAGAAAAAATCTGGTGGAAGTATTGATAAAGATAGTTTAGTTTCAATTACAGATATATACGGCGAATATGGTAGATAAATTTAACAGCACATCACGTAACCCAACTGACATCGATGATGCAAAAGCAATAGGTGCAGGCGGAGGTGACGATAAATTAGATATAGAAGAAGTAGGCACACAGGTTGATGTTAATCTATCACCCGATCAAGTAGAAGACAGTGTAGAAATTATTGAAGATGGTTCTGCAATTGTCGGTGAAGTAGAAGTGCCTGTTGCATCAGGTTTTAATTCTAACTTGGCTGAAATTGTAGACGATGCAATTTTACAAGATCTTTCCAATCAATTAGTTGAAAGAGTAGAAAGCGATAAATCTTCTCGTGAGGAATGGGAACAAGCGTACACTAAAGGCTTAGACCTTTTAGGTTTTAAATATGAAGAGCGCACACGTCCTTTCAGAGGAGCGTCTAGTGTTAGTCATCCTGTATTAGCTCAAGCAGTCACTCAGTTTCAAGCGATGGCTTATGTAGAGCTATTACCTAGTGATGGTCCTGTCAGAACACAAGTAGTGGGTGCAAACACAACACAACTACAACAAGCAGCAGAGCGTGTAAAAGATTATATGAACTATGAGATTACTCATGTCATGGAAGACTACAATCCAGAGATGGATCAACTGTTATTTCAATTACCTTTGTCAGGTAGTGCATTCAAAAAAATTTATTACGATGAAGTTTTACAAAGAGCGACATCAAAGTTTATTCCTGCTGAGGATATGATTGTGCCGTACGGTGCATCTGATTTAGACACTTGTGATCGTATTACACAGATTGTCAAGATGTCGATGAATGATTTAAGAAAAAAACAAGTTTCAGGATTTTATCGAGACATTGAAATAAAAGCTTACGAAGATGATGAAGCTAGTGACATACAAGATAAAAAAGATCAAATAGACGGCACAAATCCAAACGATTACAGAATGGATGATATGGCAGAACTCTATGAGATGCATGTTGATTTAGACCTTGAAGGTTTTGAAGATATTAATCCTAGAAATGGTGAGCCTAGCGGTATTAAATTACCTTACGTTGTAACTATTGAAAGAACATCAAATCAAGTTTTATCAATCTACCGAAACTATAATGAAAGAGATGTTTTAAAAAGAAAGAATGAATATTTTGTTCATTACAAATTTTTACCTGGTTTAGGGTTTTACGGTTTTGGATTAATTCACATGATTGGTGGTTTAACAAGAACTGCCACTACAGCATTAAGACAATTACTTGATGCAGGAACTTTATCAAACTTACCTGCTGGTTTTAAGTCACGTGGTTTGAGAATTCGTGATGATGATCAGCCCTTACAACCCGGTGAGTTTAGAGATGTTGATGCGCCTAACGGAGTAATACGTGAAGCATTAATGCCTTTACCATATAAAGGTCCAGATCAAGTCTTGATGCAACTTTTAGGTTTCTGTGTAGATGCAGCAAAACAGTTTGCAACAGTCGCAGATATGCAGTTGTCAGAAATAGGAAGTTCACAAACACCTGTTGGTACAACAATGGCTTTAATGGAGCGTGGCACCAAAGTAATGTCCGCTGTTCACAAAAGATTACATTATGCACAGAAAAAAGAGTTTGAATTATTAGCCAAGATTTTTAAATTAGTTTTACCACCCATGTATCCTTACAATGTTACAGGTGGACCTAGAGAAATTAAAATACAAGATTTTGATGATAATATTGACATCTTACCTGTATCCGATCCAAATATATTCTCAATGTCTCAGCGAGTCACGTTGGCACAAAATCAACTACAACTCGCACAATCAAATCCACAAATGCACAATCTATATGAAGCTTATAGAAGAATGTACATAGCACTTGGTGTCAAAGATGTAGAACAAATTTTACCAATACCACAAGGACCACAACCACAAGACCCTGCAATGGAACATAGTGTTGTTTTACGTGGTGCACCGCTTCAAGCATTTCCAGATCAAAATCATGAGTTGCATATCAAAGCACATAGAACTTTTATGTCATCAGCTTTAGTAAAAGCAAATCCAATGGCCATAATGAATTTGACATCACACATTATGCAACACGTATCTTTATTAGCTACACAGATTGTAGATAAGACATTAGTAGAGCAAGCAGAAAAATTACGTGAACAATTTGGTGAACAAATACCACCAGAAGCATTACAAGCTTTACAAATGCAAAGAGCTGCTGCAATTGACAACGAAATTGTAAAAATTACTGAACAAATGGTCGGCGAAGAGCAAGAAGCACTACAAGATCAAAACATGGATCCCCTTGTTTTATTAAAACAACAAGAGTTAGCACTAAGACAAGCTGAAATGGAGATGAATGCGCAGTTAAAAGGTGAAAATCAAGCATTAAAAGAGAATCAATTTGATTACAAACAAATTTTAGACGCACGAAAACTGCAAAAAGACTATGATTTAGCAAATTTACGTGCGGATGTAGCGTTGGAGAGAGCAAATGCCCCTAAACAAGAAGGGTAAAAAGATAAAAAAAGCCATGTCAAAGACTTATGGCAAGAAAGAAGGTGCAAAAGTGTTCTACGCAAGCATAAACAAGGGTAAAATTAAAGGAGTAAAGAAAAAATGATGAATTTTTTAGTAGGTCCTATAGCAAATATGGTCGGAGATGCTGTAAAAGGCTTCGTGGAGACAAAAAAAGCAAAAGCCGATCTTAAATTAACGGAAATAAAAGCACAGAAGTCACTCAAAGAGCAGCAGATAGCTGGAAAAGTTGCGTGGGAGGCTTCGGCTGTAGATCAAATGAAAGGGAGCTGGAAAGACGAATTTGTTTTACTAGCCCTAATGGTACCTGCAATTTGTAGCTTCTTACCCTTCATGCAACCACACATAGCTCGTGGTTTTGAAATTTTGGAAACTTTACCGGAGTATTATACCCATTTATTATATTTAGCCTGCAGTGTCAGTCTGGGGGTTAGGGCGGCACCTGGTATTAAAGGTATGATTTCAAAGAAAAAATAATGAGCTCTAATTGTATTAAATGTGGATGTATGTGTCACTGCTGCTCCACCTGTATGTGCGAATGCGCAATATGTGAACATGAAGAAACCGAAGAGACTAACGAGAACAGTTCCTCCTAAAAAAGGTCCAGTTCCACAAGGGTTGAAAATAAATTCCAATAAGATACAAATAGTTAAGACAAATAAAAAAGGAACTTAACTATGAAACACAGTTATTTTAAGATACCTGGGTGGTTCAACTACTCAGAGACTTACGATATGATTGTTGATCAAATACCTGAGGATGGAAAGATAGTAGAAATAGGGTCTTTCTTAGGTAGGTCAACACATTACTTAGCCACATCTTTGTTAAATGCAAACAAATTAAACGTAACTATTTATTGCGTTGATACTTTTCAAGGTTCTTCTGAACACGCTAACTTAAAATTACCACAAGACTTTT